TCTTTTCAAACTCAACAGCAAGTTCTTGATTAATCACTTCTGGTTGATTTTTCCTTTTATTACACAAAAAGGACAAATATTGTTTAGTTACTCCTAATTTAGACCCAATTCTAGCGTATGATAGGTTGTCAAACAGCCGTAACTTAGTAATTTCTCTAATATCTTGTTTAATCATAGTATTAACCTACCTAAATTGTATATATTTGTAAAGCGTCTATTGACAATTTTATATTTGTGTATATATTTATAGTATGGAGGTCGATAATATGAGAAAAAAATATTATTTCGGTACGAAAAAAGAGTTTAGGGAACAAGACTCCCCAAAAATCTTTTACGCTGCTAACCCAGATGAGTTTGTAGAAAACTTGTGGAAGCATTCGCATTTCAGCTGGTTGTGTGATAATCCAGAAGCTATGAAGTTGCGATTACGAAAAAGCCACCCAAGCAAAAAAGGGTTTAGTTTAGACAATAAAAAATTTATGGACTGGATATGTACACACCATCTTGCAGTCCGACTAGGAGGTCACAATGAGTCACCCAATCAATGATTCTATTATGGAAGATTTAGCTGAAGAAATTTTAGCCGAAAATCCAGACATATCTAATGAAGACTTAGAAAAAGAAGTTGAAAGAAGAATGTCATATTTGCCAGAGCCAGACTTAAAAGCAATAGCAGAGGAGGAAGGTCAATGGGATTAAAAACTGTTCAGAAAGGTTGTGAGCTTACAGCAACAATAGACAAAGTTCTTATTAATAAAGAAAAGGTTGCGAATGGTGTAACGGTTAATGGTAAAAATTTTTACATGACTAAATCAAGTGGTATGTCTGTAACTTATACAGCAGGAACACCTATTAAAATGGTGTATGACCACGCACAAGATACTGAGTCAAACAATGATGTTTATTTTATTAAGTCTTTAGATTTGTCAGATGATGAAAAAGACAGTCAGTTAGATTCGGTTATGGATAAACATGTTAAATCAACCGACTATAGTAGAACACCTAAAGAGTTAGTAGAAGAATCAGAAGGCGAAGTTAGCCGTGAAGATAACATAAATTTACAGTCGGCTAGAAAAGACGCTTGTGTTCTTGCTGCTGCTTTAATTGCAGCTGGAACTGTAGGAAAAAAGAAAGAAGTGTCACCAACTGACGCTTTTGAATTTGTCGAGTATTTAACACCTAAAATGTACGCACTTGCTTTTAAAAAACCAGCAAGAGAAGATGATGTACCATTTTAAAAAAATAATGTAGAATATGGGAGGGATAGGAATTCTTTCGGCTGTTCGTACCTCCCAGTCTTTAGGCAACAAACCTATCCCACTCCACTTGACAAAAAAACACTATTTATTTATAATAAACCCAGGAGCTACGAATGGAAGAAAAACCAAATTATTATGCTGTTATTCCTGCTAGTGTAAGGTATAGCAACATGTCTCATTTTTGCAAATTGCTATTTGCAGAGGTCTCTGCACTTTCTAATAAAGAAGGACATTGTTGGGCTACTAATGGCTATTTTGCTCGTATTTACGAAGTTACAAAAGAAACAATATCTCGTTCATTTTCACAACTAGAAGACAGAGGATTTATAACAATAACCTTAGAATATGAGGGTAAACAGATTAAGAGGCGTATTATCAAAATTATCAATACCCCCCATGACAAAAATGTCTATACCCCTATTGATAAAAACCTCAAGGATAATACTATAAAGAAGAATACTACAAGAATAGAATATAATAGAGATAGAGAAGATTTTGATAGATTTTGGTCAGCTTTAAATGGAAGAAAGGTAGGTAAAAATGACGCTTATAAGGCTTATTCTAAGATAGATACTGAGTTTACAGCAGAAGAATTAGCACAAAAGTTTAATCATTTGCTTTCAAGCAGGGAAGAAAAGTTTGTACCTTATCCTCAAAAGTGGCTTAGAAACGAAAGTTGGAACGAAGCTCCAGCTAATCCTTTAACACCATACGAAAAAGGACGAATGTTTTCGGCACAAGCTACAACTGTAGGAGAGCTAACTGACGATAATTTTCCGAATGAACAATATTTTCAAGAACAAATATCACAATACCAAGAAGAAAAGAACACAGGAATGGTAGAATACTACACAAAAGAACACGAAAAGTGGAAAAAACAAAGAGAAAAAGGTAAAATACAGGAGTAATCATGACAAAAGAACTACACGATAGTCTTAAAACAGGTGAGCTAAACACCTTTATTATCTTATACGCACTAAGAGACTATGCACAAAAATTTAAAGTAGCAAACAAACAAACACCTATTTTTGTACAACAATTAGAATCTTTAATAGAAAAATACGACAACAAGTGCACTAGCATTTTAATGAAAAAAAATCTTATTAGTGGAGAAGTCAATGCAACTGACTAGACCAGACCAGTCTTTTGAAGAACTTGTAGGAGAACTACAGACAATAAACATTACAGTTTTAAAAGAAAGGTTAAAACGAGGAGCTATTTTACAACACATTAAAAACAATAAGCTCTATATGAATTTTGATTCATGGGTAGAAAGGTGGTCGGACTTTTTAGATTGCATAAATCTTAACAGAGAAACAGCAAGGCAAGACATAGAGATATTTCAAGAGTTTTCTTATTATCTAACAAGCAACCCAGAGCTTTTACAAAAGTGTAGCTACGAAAGACTTATAAGACTTTTGCCTGTAGTCAAAGACAGAAAGAAAAAAAGCTCTCATATTGACATCATTCCATTATTAGAAATGACAGTAAACAGTAACCGAAAAGATTTTGATAACAATATACGAGAAATGAAAGGGCTAATTCCAGATGACCAATGTGTTAATCCAGAACAATGCGACGCTCCTAAAATGATACTAGAAAGATGTGGAGTTTGTGGAGTTACCTATCGCAGAAGGGATTTAGAAAATGTCTAGAATATTTTTGCCTAATGAAGAAAAAGCAAAAGAGTATTCTTTAGAGTATATAGAATTTATGAGAGACCAACCTTGTTGTATCAGCATGCAACACGGCTGTGATTTACACCATTTAGACAACATACAAGTAAATAGAAAAAAACCGAACATGAGACATTTTACAGTTGTACCTTTAAATAGATTACTGCATACAGAGTTTCATGCTATGGGTATCGACAAGTTTCAACAAAAATACAAAATACAATTATGGAGAGAAGCAATGTATAGCTTTGGAAGATGGCTTTTAACAAAGGAGAAGTGGAGATGACCAAGTTCGTTGAAGACCTTACAGAGGCAATGATGAAAATAATGGAAAAAAATTGTGGGAAACATATAAACTTAGAATGCGAATTTGTTGATGTTAATCGCAGAAACAGAACAGAAGAAGAAGTCCGACAAACAATACAAAAAAAATTAATTTCATTGTTTGAGTTTATGAACGAAAAAGGTGTAGCTCACCAAACGGAGGCACAACAAGATGAGTAAGATAGTATGGACAGACATTAAAAAGTTAATACCTTACGAAAAAAACCCTAGGAAAAATCAACCTATTGATAGCGTTGTAAAAAGCATAAAAGAGTTTGGTTTTACTAACCCAATTTTAGTAGACAAAAACAACACTATAGTCGCTGGACACACCAGATACAAAGCAGCACAACAAATGAAACTAAAACTTGTGCCAACAATAGTATTAGAACTAACAGATGACAAAATAAAAGCATACAGAATCCTAGACAATAAGCTGGGAGAGATGGCTGATTGGGACAACTTTTTGTTTGAAACAGAACTAAAAGAGTTAGAAGAACTTGGGCTTGACTTAAAAGAATGGGAACTAGATTTTAATTTTCATTCTTTAGATATGATGGCAGACGAAGTAGCAGAAACAGAAGTACAACTTAAAGAAAAACCCAAACAACTAACATTTATTTATCAAGACCCAAGCAAATACGCAAAACATTTTGAAAAAATACAGGAAATTAAATACAAATTTGGTTTTGATACAGACGAACAAATAGTAGAAGCCTTGTTGTCAAACAAAGAATTATATAAATGATTGTTTTAGTTAACCCTATGTGGTCGGTTGAGCATTTAAACAAAGACTCAAACTATGTACACATAAAAAAGGTTTTAGAAAGATATACTCAGCTTTATCCAGACACTTATTTTATAATACCCTTTCCTTCTAAGTTTTTTAAATATTACGAAGACGGCTTTTTTGACAATAAAAACATTATTAGAGTTCCGTATGTAGTTCCACTAGCAAAAAAAGTTAACAACATTACCTTTGATGGCAACTTTTTTAAATACATTGTAGAAAGATATGGTATCAGCTTAATTTATAATCAAATACCAGAAGTAACAGGGCAACTTAAATGTTTAGACAGTCACTACAGTTCTAATCTGCGAGTAGTCAATCAACACCATTATATTTATCACGATTCGTTGCCTTATCCTTTAGACAATCAAATGCAATATGTTTATTGGCAAATAGTAGGTGATGTCTTAGCAGATGTTAATATTTACAACTCTAAATATACTATGAAAATGGTGCTTGAAAACACAAGTAAATATATGCCTAATTTTATGACAGAAATTAAAGACAAAGCAAAGGTTATTTATATGGGTTTGTACAATAAAAACGATTTGGTAGCCAATAAAAAGTTTGATACCTTCACTTTTGTATATAATCACAGATTACAACAATATAAAAATTGGGAAACGACTTTTGAGTTGTTTGACAAACTAGCTAAAAAACACGACTTTAATGTAGCTTTATGTCCAGTAGGACCAAGTAACATAACACCAATAAACAAAAAACCATATACTCGGGTATTTGATTGTAAAACCCAGAAAGAATATTATGAAGTTTTATCAAAATGTCACGCCAATACATTTAACACCCAATATGAAACATTCTGCATTTCAATTTTTGAAAGCATGATGTTGGGTTTGGCTACAATTGTACCAAACAATACTACTATGCCAGAACTTCTTGGCAGAAACAATATGCAGCTATTTTATACTAAACAAGAACAATATGACAAAGTAGAAAGTTTGTTAAAAGACCACGAGCAAGCAGAAGTCTTAGGTCTAGAAAATCAAAGAAAGGCTGCTAAATTTAATATCGACACCTACTGCAAAGAGCTTCATGAAATATTTGTAGAACAACACGAGACACTTAACATGTACGAAACTCTAAGACCAAGAAACAAAGACAAACTTAATGCCTATTTAACAAAAAGCGACTCTTTTACTATTGATGAAATGAAAAGAATTCGACGAAATATAAACTTATCAAATCAAAGTGTACCTAATCATAGACTTGTCAATATAATGTATCACGCTGGTTTTGACCAAATAATTGAAAAAGACCAAGTAGTATTTCTACGCAAAACTTGACATAATTGTTCACAACCCATAACATATCAGTATGAAGGTATCAACTGCAAAATTAGAGGAACTAATTAAGCAGCATAAAGGTTTTGTAACTCAGGTATGTAAAGCTGCTCAGATTTCCAGACAAGCCTTTTATAATCGGCTTGAAAGAAGTGAAAAATTACGCAAGGCTTTAGATAGCGAAAGAGAACAAATAGTAGATTTTGCTGAATCCAAACTACTAGAACTTATTAGAGAAAAGCACTATCCAAGCATTAGATTCTATTTAGAAACACAAGCTAAACATAAAGGCTATATAGTAAGAAACGAAATTGACGCAACTACCACAGTTAAGAGTATTATAGAAGTGCCAGAATTAAGTGCCTATGAGCCAACAATCGAAGACATCAAAGAACACTAATGTAATTTGGAAACCGACCAAACGACAATTAGAATTTTTAAAAGCTGGAAGCATATTTGAGGTAGCTTACCTTGGTGGTGCAGGTAGTGGTAAATCTTCAGTTTTGCTAATAGACGCTTGTCGGCAAATGAATCATGCTGACGCTAAAGCAGTTGTTTTTCGTAGAACTACAAGAGAATTAAGACAATTATTAGACTATTCACAACAACTATATCCTAAATTAGGAGCAAAATGGAACGAACACAAATCTAAATGGCAATTTCCAGGTGGAGGTCAGATATTTTTTAGTCACATGGAAACGGCAGCAGACAAATATCAGCATGATGGTCAGGAGTATTCAGCAGGTGTCTTTTTTGATGAAATAACTTCTTTTGAAAAAGAACAATATTTATATCTACATTCAAGATGTAGAAGCACAAATCCAGAATTAATACCTAGAGTCAGATGTACTGGCTCTCCAGTTGGTAAACATGTAGATTGGGTAAGAACACACTTTGTTGACCATGGACCTTATAATATTTATAAAGACCCAAATACTACTCTATCTCGGCTATACATTCCAGCTACATTAGATGATAATCCATATCTCTTGCAAAACGATAAACAATATGAATCAAGATTAAAAATGCAGGGAGAAAAAGTGTACAAAGCATTGCGTTATGGAGATTGGACAAAAATTGAAGGCGTATGTTTTCCAGAATTGTCTGAACACTTACATTTAATACCAACTTATCGACCTACTCCAGATGATGTAATTATTAGAGGGTTTGACTATGGATTTTCAGCACCTTTTGCTACACTATGGATTGCTTATACACCTCACAAACAAATGATAGTTTTTAAAGAATATGTTGGTACAGCAGATGGTACAAATAAAGGGCTACAAATGCCAGCTAATGAAGTAGCAGCAACAATAAAAGACATAGAAAAAGCAAACAATATTATGCCAATGTACTGTCCAGCTGACCCTTCAATGTGGTCAAGACATAATACAGGAGAATCTTTAGCTGAAATATTTGAGCTTGAAGGCATAACCATGCACAAAGCAAATAATGATAGAATTTATGGAACTCAACAAATACACATGAGACTAGCTGACGCTATAGATACTCCTACCTTGTATATAACAGAAGATTGTCCATATACATTTAAAACAACGCAACAAATAATGGTTGACAAGAGGAATGTTGAAACTTATGACACAACTGGTTTTGACCATTGTGTTGACGCTTTAAGATATGCGTGTGTTGAAATACCATTTGAATATGGTATGGATACAACACCACCTGAAATATTTGGAAGTCGGGAAACAGCAACACAGGAGTTCTAGTTGATTATCTTTACAATCACATATATTACGACTACAATTAATTAACATGGCTTTTAAAGAAGATATACTAAATCTATTTCAAGAAGTGCAAGGTAAAACACCAAAACCAAGAATGAGTGAACTTGCTTCGTCACAATCCGATATCTATAATAGGTATAATCTATTACCATACAATCCAGATAGCCTTGTTGCAAGAAAAGGAATGCAAATTTATGACCAAATGCGTGTTGACGATATGGTTAAAGCAAGTCTTACTCTTAAAAAATTTGCTGCTCTTGCTCCTAATTATAAAATAATACCTGCTTCACAAGATGGCAAGGACATAGAAGTAGCAGATTTTATTACTTATACATTTAATCAAATGGAAGGGTCTATGAACGACGCTCTATTTCAAATTATGACAGCTTTAGACTTTGGTTTTTCTGTAACTGAAATTAATTATTTACAATATACAGAAGGTAAATTTAAGGGTAGATATGGCGTTAAAAACCTTAAAACAAAAAGACCACACAACTATAGTTTTAAAGTTGATAGATTTGACAATTTAACTAAAAGAGGACTAATAAATACAGTAGATGGAGAAGAAAGAGATTTACCAGTAAATAAGTTTTTAATATTTAGTTATCAAAAAGAGTTTGGTAATTGGTATGGAACATCAGATTTAAGACCTGCTTATAGAGGGTGGTGGTCTAAAGACACAATAATTAAGTTTTGGAATATTTATTTAGAAAGATTTGCAAACCCAACTGTTCTAGGTAAATATCGTTCCAATGACCCGACTAGCAGAACAAATCTCCGAAATATTTTAGACAACCTTACAGCAAGAACTTCAATTACACACAGAGTAGATGAGTTTGACATACAGTATTTAGAGCCACGCAGAAATTCAACTGAGGATTTCAAAGAGTCAATCGGTTATTATGATAGAGCAATATCTCGAAGCATTTTAATTCCAGATAGGTTAGTAGCAGAAGGACAATTTGGAGCATACTCACAAGCTAGAGTACACTTTGATGTTTTCTTATTTGTTCTAGAA